CCGCGTGCGTATCTGGACTCGTACTACGGCGCACTGTATCGGAGAGCACGGTGAAGATTCTCCGGCCAAGCGTTCTGTCGAGAACGTTATGTTTATGACCGGTACTCCGTTGCGGAATAATCCGATGGATTTGTACCCGCTCGTTCACCTGTGCCATCCCGAAATCTTCGGTGAGATGTATGACTACGAGTGGCAGTTTACGACGACGGACTGGGAAGGGAATCGCGTTTGGCGTAAGAACGGCCATCAGGAATTGGTCAAGAAGATTCGTGGATTCTACTTCGGCCGGTCACGTGATGATGCCGGTATCAAGCTCCCGCCGCAGCGTAAGATCATTCACGAAATCGACCCGCTTCCCAGCTTCTATATGAAGCAGCGCGAAGTTCTGCGTAAGCTCAAGAGGCATTCACTGCTGGAAATGGAAGAGACGGGAAAGCAGAACGTATTCAATGCGATGGCTCTGTTGACCCGTTTGCGTCAGGCGACGGTGTGGCCGGGCGGTATCTACATCAAGGAAATCGACCCGATCACTGGCTTTGAAACTCGTGTGCATTTGGGTGCGGGCGTCCAGGAATCTGCCAAGATCGACAGGGGTGTCGAATTGGTGCATGAGTTTCTTGAGGAGGAGCAAAAGACTGTCGTCTTCTCAAACTTCTTGGAACCGCTGATCGAAATGGAAAAGCGTTTACTTGCGGAAGGAGTCAAAGCGGTACTGTTTGCCGGACCTACGCCGGATAAGGTTCGCGCGGAAATCAAGAAGAATTTCGACCGTCACGACGATACTGTCGTTGATAAGTGGGATGTGGTTTTGGCCCACTACAAGCTGGCATCTGAGGGTTTGAATCTCACGGCCTGTACTCAGACTGTGATCTTGGACGAAGATTGGAGTGCGGCAGGTAACGAGCAGGCGTATAAGCGCACTGACCGCACGGGACAAACCGAAGAGACGGAAGTCCATATCCTTCGTCTCAAGATGCTGGGCTCTGCTGATTCCAAGATGGCACAGATTGTGGAACGAAAGAGGAACATGGTCGAGACTTTCCAGAACGAATTCACGTTCCAAGAACTGGCGGATGTCATTCAGAACCTGTAATACACTCGACACAATAGTACTGACCCCACAAATCCTAGGAGTTCTAAATGCCAAAGATCGTGAAGTATTTCTTCATCCTCGGGTTTGGGCAGCCTGTGCATACCAAAGTCGAGTCAATTTAAGTCGAGGATTACATAATGATTGCCGAACAGCGATGCCAGATTCGAGAAGCTACTAATCCCCATGTGGACTCAGGTCTGCGGCAACACATTGCCAAGGATGATGGACTTCCCATGTGTGGACAGCCGGTTAATCCCTGGCATGGTAAGGAGATGCAACCTGTCTCTACTGGTCGCGGCGAAATTACCTGTGGCCGATTCGGGTGTGGAAGGTGACAGGCACTCTGATGCAGTTGGCTGAGACAGAGACGACGTACACCTACGTCAACCTATGAGAAGTTCCTCGGAGCCGTTAGTTGGGCGGTCTGGTTTATCGTGATGGGAAACATGGCATGATGGACGCATACGATATCTGTGGCCCAGAGCCATATTACTATGATAGTAACGGCGTGGTATCCATGCAGCACATTTCATGGCAAGGATGTATGACCGGCTACAAAATCAATCACCCGACTACCCAGCCCCCACTCATCGACAGAAACTTGCCACTAGTATTGCCTACCACTCAAACGACAGTACCGACTCAGGTTAGTACGACAGCTGATATCGTCAGCCCTGGCCTGATTTTCGTGCTCTTGTTTCTTGCAATCATGATGGTAGCCGCAGTCTATGTCGTCATAAATCGCAACATGCATGCTATCAAAGCCGAGCATTCAGAAATCGAGAAGATGCGTCGTGATTATATTTAATCCTGTTGAGTTAGACGACAGATGGCATTTCATACCAGCACACATACAGATAGGTGGAAATCGAGGAGCGATCATATCTGTTAAGTCTGAGCAGTGCGATACGTTCTACGGTGATGATTATTGTAGATGCATTATGACCGACTTTACAGTAGACGCAAGTATGATGAAGTTCGATAAGTACGGAATCCCATATGACCCGCGCAACTCATGGAGCGAGTAATGGCTAAAGTTCACACCTGGCAGGATCTTTCCGATGGTGCAATTGCCTGTCGGGCTTTTTCTCATGCGTGGACGGCGCACACGGCTACGCCGGGACGCTCAAAAGAGATGCGGAAGAACGGGTATTGGGTGGTGCTGATTTGCTCTCGTGGTTGTGGAACCGAGAAGCATTTCTTCCTCTCGAAGGACGGAGAGTATTCCCGTTCGACATTCCGCTACACCGGTACGTATTTGATGGATCATGCCCTGTCGGCAGAGGAGAAGGGTCAAATCAAACTCGACGCAGTTCTTGACGGAGCGACCGTAAACGGTCTACGCTTGGTCCAAGAATAGGGCCAATCAAACGGGAGGCATCAATGACTGATGAAGTTCTGTTTTCTACGGACGATCCAGAAGAGGAAACCGAAACCCCTGTCGAGGACGAATATCCCGAACAGGTAGAGGTTTCTCCGATGGTAGGAGCCGACACAAATCTCATCACAGATGCCAATCCAGAAGACCCGTTGTATGTTCCGGTGACAAACGTGAACTACATTCCCGAAGGTGCGCCAGAATACCTGGAAGGATTTGTCCCGAATACTCCGGGCGACGATAAGGTCCTGCTTCGTATCAAGGCAGGGCTTGAGACTCAAGGACACCAGTCCGGACCGGTCGACGAGCCTGTCGAGTAGACCAACCGGGCGATAGTAGGTTACATTTTGAAAACATCCTGGCTCAACCTGTCAAGAGGCTCTATCATTAAGGTACAAGCCTCGGGGTTGAAGGCTGGGCAGCCTCCCTCGATTTAGAGGTCCCAGGTTTGGTGAGTAGATTTGGCCCCCCTGAATCGAAAGCCAAACCTGGGTACCGGGCAGGACTAAAATGTCCACACTGCAAATTTCCCACGATTTGGAAACCTGCGCTTGGTGTCATGCGCACTTGTGCTACATGTGCATCACACCAGAAATGATGGAAAATGGCGAAGAAGTTTGTTGCTGCCGGGGATCACACGGTCATTTCGGCGTTTACGGTTCGTCACCGCAAAATTCTTCAAAACAAGTTGGGGCTGAGGACTTCCCCCCAATCGAGTACACAAATCAAGAAGACGAAAAAAGGTCAGTCGGAAGACCTCGGCACGAAAAGCTTTCCGTCGAAGCTGGAAGAAGACGGGCTGGACTCATTGCAAAAATTCCTAAAGGCTACACATGTGAGTGGGCTAGGTTAGAATATGCTGGAGGTTATGGAAACACTGCTGAAGCTTTACACCACGGACCCGATAAGAGCACGATTAATAACGAAGTCGGTATCAATCTCCATAGAATTTGTCACAACTGTCACAACAGATGGCATGAGCTTAATGATTCTGCCTACGGGACGCGACCCGAAGATAACGGGACTTACGTTCCCCTGTCAGATTTCCTCCAACATAATCGACTCGATCAAGTCAAACGTGCAGATATAGTCAAGTCAGAAAGATGGTGGGCAACACCGAAAGCCGACAGGAGGGTAGCATATCGTGAGTGGACCGAACCCAGAGTTGGAGAATCCCGAGATAAATCCACTGCCAGAGCATGAGGACAACGTATACTACGGGGAGGACCCCGGGGGTTTGGTTATCGAGAACTACGAACAAACATATCCGAGTGATTTGACCGAGACAAAGCCAGTTTGACAACCAATTTATCGTGTGCTATACTAGAGTCTAGTCTAACAGAGTAGGGGGTATCAAATGCTCACTAGCGACATCGACAAAGCGTCCCATTCTGAGGTCGAGTCTTATCTCATGTGTCCGCGTAGGCACTACTATTCGTATGTGCAGCGTATTCAGCCGATCAGAACTACTGATCCGCTTGCCCGAGGAAACGTAGGGCACGAAGTTCTCTCCTGCTACTACTCCATGCGCAAAGAGGGCCTGTCGCATGATGATGCAGGTATGGCCGCGATGGACCATTTGCCAATCGTCGCAAACCAGTATGACGTGTATGATCCCGAAAAGCTTTGGGATGAACTCTACTGGCTGCTGCTCAACTACTTCGAGCGGTATCGTGATGACGAATTTCGTGTGATCGAGACTGAGATTCTCCACGAGGTAAACGTCACTGGCGATTACATCATGCCAATCAAGGTAGACCTGGTGCTGGAAATTCCCGGCAAGGGTATTGTCGTGCGTGACTGGAAGTTCACCAACGATTTCTACACGGTCGATAAGATCGACATGAATCCTCAGCTGCCCAAGTACTTCGCCGTGCTCATGGAACTTGGTATCAAGGCGAACGTGTTGGAATACGATCAACTCAGGTACCGAAATACCAAAGACAACAAAACCAATCCGTTCGAGCGATACATACGGACACCGGTACCGATTACGGCCGACAGAGTGACGCGAACTATGCATGAACAGTTCCTCGTCGCTAAAAAGGTCGCTGGAATCCACCAGCTGAGTATCGAAGAAGCCGAGAGTATCGCCGTCCGAAATACGATGGCCTGTATGCTATGTCCCTTCAAAGATATCTGCAACAGTGACCTCAACGGTGGTTTCGATTCTCCCATCATCACAGAATCTTTCTACGAACGTCGGACAAAGAAATGACTACAAACAGCAAAGAGTATCGAGACCGTTGGCACGCATCAAATCCCGGATATCGGTGCTGGGCGATGATGAAGCAACGATGCTTGAACCCAAACTATCCAGACTATTTTAGTTATGGCGGCAGAGGTATTACCATATACCCTGAATGGATAGACAACTATTTTGCCTTCTATGACTATATAGGCCCACGCCCGAGTTTGAACCACACTATCGACAGGATAGACGTGGACGGTAACTACGAGCCTGGTAATGTCAGGTGGGCCACTAAGTCAGAACAGCAGCGCAACAAAAGAACCATTCCGATCCCGGAAGATACGCTACAGTTAATACTTGCATACCGAGATGATGGAATATCCTACAAAAGCATCGCTCGAAGGTTGAACAAACAAGGTATTCCGTCTGCTACTGGTAGACTGTGGTACAACAAAACTGTTAAAGTAGCTGAAATGAGAGGGAGAGTTCGTCCCAGTGACACAGTGCCCGGAAACTCACGGTCGGTGTAAGAATCACGACGGAGCTAATAGTTATGTGTTTCTTAGACGTCATACTGAGGCACAGTGTATAAAAAAGGAGGGGCATAAAAAGCACCACAGATGTGGTTGCTGCCGTATGAAGTGGATCGACGGAGAGGTAGTATGCGTTACGTTCGAGGAGTCCGAAACCTATTCACAGTCGTTGGTATTGTCGTCACAACGTGGCTCACATCAGCCTGGATCAGGATAACAATCGAAAGGAAGAGAAAGCGTGAAAGGGAATGGCCTTCCAGTCACAGTACAAACTAAACTGTGCATATACTGTAACAAGTCAAGCCTTATCCAAATGTCACGCGCAGAGTACGAAAGAATCAATTCTGGACTATCTCTTGACGTAGCAGTTCCGAACTGGTCGATGGACAAACGAGAATTGGTCATCACCGGAACTCATCCAGAATGCTGGGACAGGATGTTCTCAGAAAAGGATGAGGACGATGAAGCCGTGTGAGTGTGACAGATTCAAACATGAGAACATCCCATGTGAATTTCCAGCTGAGGAGTACGAAAACATTGTAGCATCACCGGCGCTTTGCACCGCGTGCCTATTCTATTGTTGGGCGGACGAAGATGGTTGAGAACGAATCCCCGATTTTGCAGTACTTCGAGTACAGACACCTGCCAGGCTACCTGCAAGAGGTGAGTATTCCCTTCTGGATTATGGCTCATAAGATCGAGGAGACTGTTCCAGACGGACCAGAAAAGTCGGCGGGACTGAGAAAACTTTTGGAGGCTAAAGACTGCATCGTACGGGTGGCACTTGACAAATGACTAGTACAGAACAGCTGACATATCTCGACAGGTTGCGCCTGTCGATGGAAGATTTGTCAGACGCGCATCCCAGTTTCAAAGCTCTTATCTATGGCCTGTCGGGGGTTGGTAAGACCGTTGGCGCTGTCAATATGGCGCAAGAAATCACCAACGACTACTATCAAATCCTATATCTAGATACCGCGGAAGGGTGGGTGTCGCTACAGAATCATCCAGATTTGAAGAAGCGCGTTACTAGAATGAGGTATATCAACCTCAATCAAGTAGACGCCCTGTCGGAAGCTCTCCGTAGAAAGGAGGACGAGTTTGCAAAGTATAAGACGATCGTTTGGGACGAAGCCACCAGTGCCGCTGATATGGCGCTCGACGAGATCGTTAAGTACCGAGCAAGCATGGACAAAGCGAAAGACCCGGATATGCCGACCCAACCGGACTACAATGCGGTCACTAACCGATATCGAAAATCGCTTGCCGAACTGTTGGCTGTTCCGGATTTGAATGTTATCCTGGTGGGACACACCCGCTTGGATAAGGACGACAGGAATGTCGAGGTTACCAAGCCAAACTTTCTGCCAAAGCTAGGGCAGAAGGTTAAGCAACCTCTCCATCTAATCACCAACCTGTCGGGAAACGAGATCGACGAAAATACTTACCGTCGAATCTACCAAGTTCACCCAACTCGCAGGATTGATGCTAAAACAAGAATCGGAGGTCTACAACCACAAGTCAGTTACGAGGAGTTGATTGCAAAAATCAAAGGATGGATGGGAGGTAGTGTCAAAGATGCTCCTCCACCGGAACTAGTACCAGATCATGACCCCGAAGTCCCAATCGGGTCCACAAATCCAAACACAATCGAAGGTGAGTAGCAATGTCTCTGTTCTCTGATGTCAACTTTGACGAAGGTTCGGACAATCCGTTTGGTCTTACCGACGGTACGTACGAAGCCACGATTTCCGAGGCAAAAGTTTCGCGTTCCGAGTCGGGGAATCTCGGTCTGTGGCTGACGTTTACCGCTGACGGAAAGAAGTCCATCCGCAAGTGGGTCACCCTTCCCGAAAAGGATCAGGACGCGGAAACCCGCGCACGGAACACCAGTTTCCTGCGTATGATCCTTAAGAACCTGGGAATTCCGCGCGAGGTTTGGGAATCGCTTGAGCCGGATCACTTCATCGGTATCGAATGCACCATTGTCGTTGTTCCGCAACCGCACAGCGAATATTTCCAGGTGAAGAAGATCATGGCAAAAGGTGCTGCCACAAACGGCTCCACTCCGGATTCCTGGACTCCTCCGAGTAAGCCGACGGCCGGTGCCGAGGCTCAGTTTTCCGGTAAGGGTGGTTTCTAATGACTGAATTTTGGTGGAGCGACCACCGCAATTTGTACCAGGTCGCACAACATATGCTCAAAGGCGGCGACACAGTAGAGAATATTATCTACATGCTCGAAAAGCCGTGGAAGTACAGCCATGAATTTGCCCTGTCGGACGCTTTGCTGGACGCGGAAATTCAGGCAGAGAAGTAGAAAACGAGGGGCCGCAGAACCCATAACAGGGTTAGACAGATCTGCTGCGGGAGTGGGAGCGGTACCCCACACATGCTAGTATACATAAGCTACTAGGAACTCATATGAAAAATGAGACCATCGTTGAGATTTGTCAGTTCCTGTGCCTCTTCATCATTGGTATGATAATTGCGGAGTTGACCCATTGAGCTACGAAGAAGATCGACGTATTGGCGAGACTGTCGTTGAAAGAACGGGAGGTTTTACAGAGCCAAGGATTTACATGTCCATTTACGGCGACAGGTTTTCGATTGAAGACTACTGGTTAGTTAGGTGGCCTCATCTTTCGAAACTAAGGAGAACGATGCTGTATGAAGGCTTTGAGAGATATGGAGGTATAGGAGTGTGACAAATTACCCGAAATCAGCATATGGAACGTACAATCCTAATAGTGGTAAGCCTGCTAATGGTAATTGGAGTGCTTGGGGTGGTTATTGCTACCCTGGTGGCGTTCCCTCCTCGCTAATGGGAAGCACAAGCTACACCAATAAAACCAACGGCCAGAAGATGGTCGTCCAGATGAGGAAAGAACTTGTCCCGCTCTGGAACCTCGCATTTGAAATCTGCGACAGGAAACATAACTATACGGTATGGGCAAACAAGAACGGTGAAAATTGGGGTCCTTGGGGATACTCAAACCGGGCTATTTCAGGTTCTAACAATCCATCCGGTCATTCCGCCGCCCTGTCGGTTGACATTAACGCTCCCTACAACGGTTACTCGTCAACTTGGCAATGCGATATGCCCCCGGCTATGGTTGCTGACTTGGAATCTTTGGGACTGTATTGGGGTGGCAGATACACCGGCAAATACGATCCCATGCACTATGGGTACTGTTGGACACCAGATGATGTAGCCGGGCATATCGCCAAGGCTAAGAGCATTCTCGGATCAGACGGAGGCGATGACTTGCCATATTCAGAGCAGCAACTCAAGCAAATTGTCCACGATGGTGTCGAATGGGCATTGGAAGATATCAACAGTGTTGATCCGGTAATCATTCGAGAAGCAGTACGAGGTTTGCTTGCAGAAATGCTAGGAGGCGCTGCTACTTTTCAGCAATTCAAAGATGCCGTTCATCAAGGCACCGTATGGGGTATTGACGAGGTAAACGCTCGCCCAAACCCATAACGCCGGAACCGATTCCTCCAGTGACGGTTACCGGCAGAGGGTATCAATACCTCGATGAGTTTTCTGGCGCTACATCTGCTGACAAGTTGCGTAATGCAATCGCCACTACCAGCCAGGCTATTGTCCCCTTGCCTGGTACTGTAATTGACGTAGGGGATAACCCAATCGAACTTAAAGCCGGCACAGTCCTTGAAGGATTTGGTGGACCACAGAATGAATTCGCCAAGTCCTGGCCGGTATACTTTAAGGGAGGTCCTAAAGGCATCTTCCGAATCCCCGACAACGGTAATAATTACTCAGGTAACAAAGGCTGGGGATTCTACAACATTGGATTTGAGTCTCAATCAAGCGCCCCACTTATTGGCACTCACGATAATCCGAATCAAATCAACTATGCTGGAATCACTGGGTGCTCGTTTGACGGTTTCTGGCACGTCATCGACGGACCCTGTCTCGGTCTTCGGATTAGCGGGGATAGCTACACCAATAACACCAAGGGACCTTTCAGCTACCGCATTAAAGGCTCAGATTGTCAGCTTTGGACTGATGGGGGTAAACTAGATTTCGGTACTAGTATGACCGACCCATCTAGGACTGCGCTTATCCTGTCGTGGCTCGAAAAGTCTTACCTAGGTCCACTGTATATCACAGGCTCTCCTGCTCGGGCTCTTTTGTGTGAAGGTCCAGCCGACAGAAATGGAGTAGTCATTAACGGTATGGTTATGGAAGGTCGAAATGCCGGAGCCCCTAGCGCGGGTGCAGTTGCCAGAATTACTGGTGGTGGATATAGTTTCTACGGGTGCAGCTTTAACTTTGCAGTGCCAGGGAGAGGTGAACAGGGGACACTTATGGTCTCTGGAGGGGATGCATCTCTCACCGACTGTCGTTTTAAGCGAGCAAACGGTCAAGGCGATCCAGACGTCTATCAAAGTGGCGGTGTTCTCGACATTAAAGGAGCACGGCTATACGCTGGCGGCGATCCCCGACAAATCCGATACCGACGAGCAGGCGGAAATCTCCTAGCCTCAGATAACACAGTCCTACAAGTAGCGTAAGAGGTAAGATGGCACGTCGTAAGTATAATCAAGAAGAACAAGTCGATCAGTTATATGCGTATTTCAAGGGAGTCAAGACTAGTATACCTAAAGATTTATGGATTCACGATCAACTTTGTCACTGCAAACGGTGGGGATATCCAGACTACAAGCTTCTCATACAGGCTGAACTAGCATGGGTATCTCCGCCCAAGTGCAGTAAGTGTGACAAGTATCAGAACCGTATGCAGAAATGTAGCATGTGTTTTGAATGGTTCTATTACTGGTTCCGCCACTCACGACAGGGGTGGCATACGAAACCTAGGGTCGGTTGGTACTGCTGGAATTGTTGCGAACGGTACTACCCGCCTGTCGTTGAGCCGAATGCGCTTAAACGGTTTGGGTTTGTACCGCCACCTGATGAAATCCTGCCACCGGGATATGAGCTGTTTGTGAGGACGCGCACTAGTGGAAACAGGGGAACTACAACGTAACTTCTTCGAGCATATCTTTAAGCAAGAAGAAGGCGTCATACGGCTGGCAACCCGCTCTAAAGATATGAAGTTCAACAACGCCCTGTACGTATATCCCGAACAGCTTGAGATGGTAATCACCTTCGTACAAGCTTCGGTGAATCAGCAGAAGGAAGTTTACTACTCTCCCGACCTATACGTACATGAGGCCATCCGGGATGGCAAAGCCACCAAGGAATATGTCCGGGGATCGCATGTGATTCCTGTCGACTTCGACGGTAATGCTCCCCAAGAAATGGCAGGCTTTACCGACCGAGGTTTGCCTGAACCTTCCATTATTATACAATCCTCTGACGAATTCCATAAGCATGTTTACTGGGTTCTGGATAGCTTCGTAACTGACATTCCTAAGCTCGAAGCTCAGCGTAGAATCTTCACCAGTAAAACTGACGGAGATAATTCCGGGTGGGATGCCGGAGGATTGTTCAGAGTTCCTGGCACAATGAACTGGGGCTATGGCAAGAAGTCCCGATCCGCTGTCGAAGTTTTCGTGGAGGATAACAGTGACCGAGTTACAGCATTTGCTGGCCTACCTGAACCATCAAAACGTGAAATACAGAGAGTTGTATTCGACGCTTTACGACGCGAACTATCTAATAGTCCAAGTCCCACGATCGAAAAAATCCTCGCCACTCATACCATGTCTGAGGATTTCCAACACGTCTTCTTTATGGATGCGACGGAGACAAACGACAGGAGTCGTTCGCTCGTTCGTCTTGCACATTCCTGTGTCGAGTCTGGACTTACCGACCTCGAATCGTACGTACTTGTACGTCACAAGGATGATGAGTGGAAGAAATATACTCGGCGTTCCGAGACTGATCGGATACGTCTCTACTCCGATTGCATCGAGCGAGCCCGGATCGGGCAAGATGTCGAAATCAAATTCAAAGGTATCGAAGATGCTGAAACGGAAGTCGCACCTCAAACGGTCTATACCATCGAGGAAGTCCTCAACTACAAGATTCAAATCCAGTGGTTCTTTACTGGTCTCCTTTCCACGACAGGGTATGGACTCCTTGCCGGACCGCCAGGTGTGGGAAAGACACAGCTAGCACTTAGAATTGCCGAGGCTATATCGTTAGGACTAGGTTTCTTTCAGTGGCCTAACGAACAGGAACGTAAAGGCAAGGTACTTTTCTTCTCAATGGAGATGGACATTCCGCAGCTAAGGTACTTCATCGAGCAGATGGATATGCCTGTCGAGGAAATGGATGACCGCTTCCAAATCTACCATGATGCAGATATGATGCCACTCGATGACCAGTATGGTCAGAAGGCATTCGAGTTCGAGGTTAACAGAATCCGACCGTCAGTATGTATCATAGATTCTCTGTCAAAGATGCTAAAGAAATCCCCTAACGATGACGAAGCAGTACGTACGGCCCAGGCATTCTTAACTAGGATACGACGTAAGTATGGATGCGCAATGATAATGCTGCACCATACGAAGAAACCAGGTGTCGGACGTAGGGTACTGATGGACCAGACAGATATTCACGGTTCGGTATTCATCACGTCCGAAGCTGATATGATCTTTGTCATGGAGCCTATCCAGGATTACATTGTACTATCTCTGGATAAGGTACGTATGGCTAGGAAACCAAACGCACCGTTCATCATGCAACGTGACGAGCAGCTTAGATTCAGCCAGGCTGAGGGTAAGGAAATTAGCTATGACCGTGGCGTCAGTATCATCGACGGTGCAAATGTGGCCTTCGTTACTGCCATCGGAGGTAGCACATCGGGCACTAGCAATACTCAAGGATTCTGACTACATAGCAATTGACACAGAAACTAATGGGAAAGATATCAGAGATGGACGAGGATACTGCTACGGTATTAGCTTTGCTACCGACAGAGTGGCTTTTTATCTGCCGTTTAGGCACAAAGAAGAAGCACATCAGAATCTCGATATTCATGAGTTCTCTGCCGAGATACAGGAACTACTCGACACTAAGAAGATCATCTATTTCAACGCCCTCTTTGATATCGTTTCTCTCTCTACACTTGGCCTGGACGCGAGACGTTCACCTGAATTCTTTTGTACCCAGATACTTTCGCATTTGGTTGATGAGAATAGACCGTTCGCGGGAAAATCCCTTGATGCCGTTACGAAGCTTTACCTTGGGGACCAGGGAGGGAAGCGAAAAAATCAGGAGTATGAAGAGTGTTTGGCGATCTTCGGGTACGAAGGACTGACCGCAGAAGCTACCTGTGAATATGCCGCATGGGATGCCAAGCTCACTTATGATTTGTTTATAACATTGCGCCCTAAGCTTCGAGAGCTAGGACTGAAAGACGTATGGGCGCATAAGCAGCAGATGATCTTGAGACTGATATCTATGGAACATCATGGTATCAATATCGACGAAGCTCTATGTCAGCGCATGGGTGATATCGGCAGATCGCAAATGTCTGACATCATGGTACGGCTAGGTGGTTTGAATCCCGGAAGTCCGACAGACCTAGAGGCTTTGCTGATTAAGCGCATGGGTCTGCCTGTCGTTAAGACAACGCCTAAAGGTAAGCCGTGTTTCGATAAGTATGCGATGCAGGTATACGAGGAGGAGTACCTAGCACCATCCAAATCAAAGGAGGCCCAGCTAACACTAGCCTACCGAGGATGGCAGAAAAGTGTCACATCAAATTACGAACCATACGTGCGACTCCTGTCGCCAGATAATCTACTCCGACCAAACTACTTGCTGTATGGTACGGTCACCGGACGACTGTCCTGTCGTAACCCAAACCTCCAACAAATCCCGAGAGCCGGTGAGAAACCGTGGAACGGAAAGATGAAGCAATGCTTCGTCCCGGTATCAGATGACTTTGCTCTAGTAGAGTTCGACTATTCCCAACTTGAATTCAGATTGTCTACACACTTCGCCGGTCAAAAAGAACTGATCGAAGTTTTCAATGATCCTACCAGAGATATATTTCAGGAGATTGCAGATGCGCTCGGAAAGTGGGAACGACAGGATGCCAAGACCCTTGTGTACCTCCTTTCGTATGGTGGTGGACCCGGAAAAATCGCTAACGTGTTCGATACTGATTATGCTGGTGGTAAGCAAATCCGGGATAATTTCTTCAGCATTTATCGTAATCTACTGCGAGCTTCCAACTACGCGCAGAATCATGCACTTCATGAGGGGAGAGTTAGGCTCTGGTCAGGTAGATATCGTAATTTTCTAAACCGAAAGGAGGAGGCCCACAAGGCGTACAATTCCTTCATCCAGGGTACTGCTGCCGATCTGGTAGAACGTGCGATGATACGCTCCGCACAGTTTGAAAGTGCAGATGCTTGGATGATGCTGCAAATCCACGACAGTGTGGTGTGGTCTATTAGAAAGGACCTGCTCAGTATACTGGTTCCGTTGATCCAGTTTGAAATGTCTAACTGCGGACCGGAGTGGTCCGTACCGTTCAAAACAGATGCCCATTACTGGGGTGGAGAAAAAGTAAATGTCAGTGCAGCTGCGTAGCCTGGACACTCTTAACCGCGTGAAGAAGGAGGATACCTACGCCATCATTCTGATCGACAATGAGGGCGATATCCAAATCTTCTCCGACGTGAGTCCGACTAGGGCCGAACTCGAATTCGTCCTGTCGAACGGGATGGAGGACTACGAGTGATATGGCTGGCTCTATTGGGAGAACTATGATTGAGACTCCGGTAGTAGTAAGCAATGGTCACGAAACCTACTACGGTAAGATGTGGTGGGAATCCCCTGTCGATGATCCGCCTATCGTAGAAGCAAATGGCAAACGAATGTACCTCGAAGTATGGAGAACTCAAGGCTGGGAAGTAGACTACGAATGATCGAATTCCATCTGATAATCCTGGACGGTACTTGGGCTATATTTGGTACGCCTAGAGATGCCGAGCATCCGCATGACGAGTTGCGTTTCAATATGCGACACGAACGGTGGAACCGTATGGGCCGTCCAGTGAAACTACTAATCTCAGTAGAGGATGTGCCAAATGTCCAGGCTTCAAATATTGGGAATTGATCCTGGAGATATGACCGGGTGGAGCCTGGTCGAAGACCCGGGTGGCCACGAAATCGCACACGGTATGGAACACTACAATGCTATGCCGGTATGGCTTGAGCAGTGTATAGCCTGGTGTGGTCCTATCCATACGGTGATTGTGGAGGACTTTGCTCTATTCAAGAACAAAGCCCTCGCACAAGCCGGGTCGAAACTGTACGCGCCTAGGGTAATCGGAATGCTCGAATACTGGGCACACCTTAATCAAGTGGAACTGGTATTTCAGCCACCCAGTATCAAACCGATTGCTCAGAGGTTCACCCAACGCAAACCGACAGGGGCGCATTCCAAGTCGCATGATATCGACGCATACAATCATGCGATTTACTGGTTGACTAAGCAAGGGAGGTATGAAGTCGATGCAGGACTATCGGAAGGTAGCTAAGGATAAGATCGAGGAAGTAGAAGAAGATACTAGAAAGCACGGTGATCCCGCACTGCTATTTGAAGAGTATCAGGTTCCACTTACGTTGGCTGTTCTAGATAAGCTCGACAGGATCATCGAGCTACTGGAAATACAAACGCCCCAGCATATCGTACACGGTATGCCCTCGTCGTCCCTCCCCAGACCCCATACGCATCCTCGTTCACAGCCCGTTCTAGGCACTCCACCCGCATAGGGCACTTGGCACAGAAATTAGTTATCATTTCCTGCTGCTCTTTTGCCTTGTCAGATAAGGCTAAGCTATACGCATAATCACTGTCTTTGCAAGCGGCTGTTGACGTATCGTATCGCACCGTGATACCTTTCTAATGCGGTCCTTGCCAGCCCGTAAACCCCTCCGCAAAAAGAAACGCCTCTACGGTAACTCCTCCGCCGTAGGGGCGTTTCCCATTCCCGGTACCTCTTCGCCGTTCATATTAACCGGGATACCGAAGGTGTTCTCGGTAGGTCCTAATTTTCTGCGACGGTTGTGCCCGAACACATTCTCTATAATTTCTCCCCCGCCTGCCCACACTGCGATGTTACCAACATAGCTACCGTCTTGTTCCTGACCTCCTACCCATCCGACCAAATCTCCTGGATTCAGGTCTTGCATCTTTGCACGGTAACCTAATGAGTATACATCTGGATTCTGGATTCCCAGCTTTTGATACACCTGGACTGCCAAGTCAGGCTCATCTTTCTTGACAGCCAAATCTGCCAACATCTGCATACGAACATCGCCCGGCTGCAAATCAGGTGATTTTTCGGTACCACCCATCGGAGGTACTGGGTCCTGTTGTGGTTCCTGCGGCTGCATCATTCTCCCGGGAATCTAGTATGGATGTAGATTGCACCACGGTCCTGAGACGAATTACCCAGTGACCTGATATCTCCCCGAGAACCACCAGCTGCTTCGATGATCTGACCATTTCCAATGTAGATAGAGATATGCGACACGACGTTAGGACCTGCATACCCTCCGGCCCACTGGAACGCAACCAAATCGCCAGGCTGTAGCTGCTGCCAAGAACCGACACGAACACCGGTAGTTGCCTGTGCTCTTGCCTGTCGGGGCATAGAAACTCCGACTCGGGAATATACCTGCTGAACCAAACCAGAACAGTCGACACCGGTTTGCAGGGAGTTTCCACCCCATACATATGGGATGTTCAATACCTGTCGGCTGATACTCAATACCTGCTGTCGGGCAGACGACAGTGGGACACCAGAATAATTCTTGGCCTGGCCTACCTGAGCATATGTGAGGCCGGCACTAGTAGCTGCTATATATGGTTGGATAGGTGGAGCGGCCTGTAGGAATTTCTTATACGCACCAGAGTTATATACAGTCCAGTCCCGATATGAGCCGCCCGCACCTTTCCACAATGCATATGCCGCCTGTGCAGATTGCAACGGGTCCATCGGATTACTTGGGTACCAGCTGTTACCTTTATGAATTGTGTTGATTTGGAACAAGCCGTTGTCAGTACTACCGTTTGAGTTCTTATGCGTGGCCCCCGGATTCCATGAGGATTCGGCCATAGCAATTGCCATCATGGTAGGCACAGCAGATTCAGGAAAACCTGCGGCCCGCAAAACATTTGCTACGCCCTGTGCTCCACCGCCTCCCCAACCAGCACCACCACCGGAGGCTCCATACGGCTGACCGTATTGCCCACCGCCGGCAATACTATTCATGCCGTTGTATGCATCTTGCAAAGCTTTCTGCTGCTGCCTTTGTAACTCGGCAGCTTTTACCGCAGCTTCGTACTGCTTCTTTGTAGCATCGGCAGCAATCGCACCCTGAGTCGCACTTGTACTGCGATCCTGAATACTTTTCAGTCGATCGTAATAGCTGTCGTAAACCAGGCTGTCGGCGTCCGGTACGATAGTGTCGCTGGCTTTTTGCTTGGCGTCATTCTCTGCCTTTTTGGCATCAAGTTTCTTCCAAAGCATGTCTGTATCATCGGACTCTAAAAGCAGTGGAGTGGTCACATCCTACTCCCAACTATTCCGCCAGGTGCGGCTGACGAATAGTCGCTGAAATCCTGAATCCGCAAACCAGTAAAGAAGTTCAACAGTGCTTCATTCAAGAATTGCGTACGCTGACCCTGCTGATACGACCTAGTAGGATCAAGTTGAGGCTTTCCGCTCAGGATATTTGCAACAGTTCCCGATGGAGAACGTCCTGTAATACCCGACACTGTCGTCAGACCGGGGAGAGTTTTGTCTATCTCTTCCGACTGATCCTTAGACGGATCAGTAAGTCTACCTGGAGCAGTAAGTAGCGGATTTAGCATACCGATAGTTGCTTTGCTAAGCGATCCGCCCAATCCACCATTAGGTAATCCAGCCGGTGTATTGGTGAACTCTGCAAAAGTATCCAGAGGAGACGACAGGGAGAATCCGATATTCGTCTTAGTTGGGTCCATCTCTGGTCCCATGATATTTCCACCCATAATTGCTCTGGCCCAGGACGGAAGATGCTCGTATCCAGTAAACGGTGCACCGATTTGCTTCGGGTCCTGATTAAAAAGCACCTGCATGTTATACTGAGCTTTCGGAATGGCAACCATACGCCCAGGATGGGCCATCATGTTTGTTAAAACCCACGGCATAATCTGCCTGGTGTACGAGTAGAACGGCATTACTCGCCGTCCCCATTTCTTCTCGAAAGCCGACAGGCCGCCTGCATCCGGATGCGCTCTAAGAGAACTCTCTACCGCAGCTTCCCAGGCATCATCTTCTGTAGCGAACTTCTTGGTGAATTTGGGATCACGCAAATGCTTAGCAATCTGAGCACCACGTTGGAGATTAGCGTTCCATTCACCAGACTTTTCCATCAGTTGACCGTACCGAGAATTCATCACCCGTTCCAGGCCCTGGTCAATCGCACTACCGGCCTGTCGGTTGAATCTGTTCTCCACGATCTTGTTCCCAGCTTCGATATCTTCTAGCTGACGGAAATGAGAAATCGCACCGTTCCTATACAGGCCATCACCGAATTGGCCATTAGTATACGATACCTTTTTCCCACCCTTCAAAGTCATGGTGAAGCTATGCTCGCTCGCCATAGCTGCGGTTTTTGCCCTAGCCTCTGGTGTCGCATTTTTTCCAGCCCGAAGCATATCATCAACGGGCTTTCCCATAGCGATCTGTTCCATAATTTCGTACGGCTGTCGGTCAACCATACCAATAGACCGAAGCGCACGATTACCACGCAGATAATCAGTAGGGTTTACCCCGTGTACGAAATTAGTAATTGAGTCGCCAGAAGCATTCGCCAAATGGTGACCTGGCCGAAGACTAGTAGCAAATGTCTTCCAGGCCCGAGTCATTGGATCGAAAACCTGATTCATGAATCTCGCAACTGGAGTGTTACTCTTCCCCCAGTTAACCGTCTTTAGCATATCTCTATTTGCTAAACGAAGCTCTTCAACGATTTGGTTAGGAATCCACATCTCGTTGTCGATATAGTGGGAAATCGGAGCTTCTTTGAAATCCTTCGACCGAGCGATTCGGGAATAGCCCTCTCTGAAAGTTAGCGAGCCTTTAGATTCTGCGGCTCTAGCCATCGCATTCAGTACAGCTGCATCTGCACCGACAGAGTGAAACTTCGACAGGAAGTCGAGAGGGTCTTCGATCTTGAAATCTTTGATCTGATTCTGGAAAGCTTCCGCCAAAGGTTGTCCGGGCCATTCCTCTTTGAGTTCGAGCCACGGAATACCGCGAGTCTTAGTCGAGGCGTTGAATCCTTCGATAGTCAAACCAGATCGCAGTACTGCATTATCGAGAAATCCGCCAGCTGGGTCGATGACACCTTTCATAAGCGGGTACAGATCATCGAAAATCATCTTGTCAGCCTGGCTCAAATCTTCCCGCTTCGCACCATTCCAAATCTGTGCGAACATGTTGTCGGTAGCTGCTCTGCCGAAATCTTTCTCGGCTTTACCCAGAGCGTGGTTGTACTCCCCGTGCAGCGCACCAAAAGTACTGGCAGTTCTACGACGAACACCGAAAAACTTTCCCTGTCCAGCACCACCCTGCAACTTAATAGCGGTTCCGCGGAACACACGCTGGAAATAGTTCAGGAAATTCTCGGTTTCCTGGTCGGCCAAATCGGCAATAATGTTGGCCGGTGGTGCGAATGTCTCCCGAGGATTGATATTACGGGCAGCATTTGATGCAAAAGCCGATGCGTCACGTTCTGATATCTGCTTCGCTGCATTTGCATCCCGGCGGTACTGCTCAAGGCCAATTCGCCGTACTGCCACCTCATCGCCACGCTGAGCCGCTTTGACTGTCCGGAGGGTGGCTCTGGCTGCCGCGACGTCTAGGTCGTCTACGAGCGAGCTAGCCGCCTCTCTGGCCGTTTGGGTCGCAGCGGATGCCTCTCCGGGCAGTCCACCAGCCGCCTCGATTTGTCTGGCGATACTTCCATGCAAATCTGCTACAGCCACTAATTCCTTCGACATACTTGATCCAGGATCATCAAGCACAGCCTTAAGATTTGCCGCAGCCGATTCTCCGACAGTCTTACCGGCTGCATGGTCAGCTTGAGCGATAAATTGCTCATTAGCTTGTACCGCTGCATGAAGTTTCGACAGGGCCTCTGGCTTAGTGAGAGCCTTTGCAGCCTGTGCTGCCATACTGGATGAAGGTTTTCCACCCCGAAGTTTGTGGTAATCTTTGAAAGCCTGCTCGACCAGGTTGGTAAGTTCTGGTCCAGTCATTCCAAGATTAGAATGGTGTACAGCCGCAGCTGCCGCACCCATCCAACTAGACGGTGCGGTTTGTCCCTTGATCTTATAGAACGACCGATATACCGTATCTGGTACCACGTTCATAATATCGGCCATGTGGAGAAAATACTTCTTGGGAATCTTTTCTCCGGCGGCTTTATACGGAACGACAGGAGCGGTACCGGATTGCAGCATACTCTGCTTGTCATTTGCGAGCGTCTTCTGTAGCTGAATCTTTCGAGCCGCTTCTCGGGTATTAACTTCTGAGAATAGCGGCGCGTTCCTGTCGGCATACTCACGGGCAGTCTTCACGTAAGTAGCGGTACGTTCAGCCATCTTGTTATTATTGGCTACGGTATTCCATGCCTCAGTCGGATATGGTCCGTCCGGAATACCTACGTTAGTCTTTGCGCTATCTGTTGCTCGTACATCGCCAGCTACATTGACAGCCTCGTTAGCTGCAATATCAGACTGAGTAACGACAGGGTCGACCGCCTGCTTAACATCCTCAATTGCTTTAGCTGCTTCTGTAACATCGTGAGTCGCCGCAGTTACTACGCTAGTATCCGTAACCGGACTAGCAGGTTTCGGCTCGATCGGGTTTGCAAGCTTTGCTCGCTTCAATCGAGAGTCCAGCATTTCTGGGAACGGAATTCCTTCCCCAGCTTTAGGCAGGAAATCTGTAGGACCAGGAGGTTTTACCGGTTGGCCCAAACGTGCAGCATGAGCATTCGACAGATTCTTCGCATCGGTTAGTCCCGATACGGTACCGGTCGGAATAGTTTCTGGTGCGAATACTGGCTGGCCGGCATCGTTAACAAAACTAGAACCAGCACCACGAGTTGTCGGATCAAATGTCGGAGTATGCGGACCGCCGACGGTAGGCTCAACGATAATTGCACCAGAGGCGGAACGTGGAGGTTCTGGCCGTACTTTACCCGGTCCTAACTGCGGCTCGGGAAATAGAGCACCACCAACATCGCCACGCATAGGAGTAGCCGCAGGGGCAGCAGATTGTGTTTTCGGCCCGACTTCCTCACCAACAAGAACCCTGTCGAGCCCCAAACCTTTTGCCCGAGCAGCTTCTTCGGTAAGTGTTGCCGTACCTTTTGCAACAGACTTAGCACCCATACCGGCACGGCTGATAACTTTTGCTGCCCCAGTAACCGGTGCAGCGATTACCTTACCAGGGATATACGACAGAGGGTCGGTAGCGGTATCGTATACCATCCCGCCTGTCGCTTTAAAGAAGTTCGACCCAACGAAGTCGACAGCCATTTTTTGGATATCCGACAGCTTATCGTAAGCTCCGGTATCATGAGCTTTCTGGACAGCAGTTTCTAGTTCTCCTGCGCCAGTAACTCGGTTCTCAAGATTCCAACCCTTAGCCGCAGCGGTCAGAAGATTACCGGTAGGATCCTCATCATATGTAGACTGGATGGCAGATTTGACAGCGTACGCACCACGCTGCAAATTATCAATTAGACCAGCAAACCAGCCGACAGGGTCCTCACCATTTTCTGGTGGGGCCATGTTTACCAGCGGAAGGTTACGGTCAAATACGGGCGTAAGATCAACTGGCTTACTGACAATCGGTTTCGGGTGCGTTAAGGAAACCGGTGCCTTGACGCTGTATCTTTGCCCCATTATATCTCCTACATCTGTCCAGGCTGTTTCGGAACCGGAATCGTATCAGCCGATCCGAAAGAATCCTTCCACATCTGAATCATCGCACTCTGTACCTGAGAAACCGACAGACCGTTGGATGCTGCAATTTGAGGAGCTTGTTGTAGAGCGGCAATAAAAGCATTGCCCATCTTATCAGGATCGCCCGGACGAACTCCGGAGCCGGTAGTTGTTTTAGTAATAGCCTCTTGGATATCGTTAACCGCCTGTCGTCCTACAGTGTCACCGAGCTGCAAAACTGTAGCATTCAGACCAGACGGAGATACGCCGGAACCGGCATTAGCACCAGCTGCTTTAGCTGACGCTATATCAATTTGCTGTTGACCCTGATCGAGCTGAGTCTGCTTGTAATTGAGGTCGAACTGGTCCAGAATATTCTGTCGAGCAGCGTTATATCCACCCAGTGAGGACTGATATCCGAACTGAGCGTTGTTCATGTTATTTCCGACATTAGCTTGCTGCATTTGGAAGTCACGATTTGCCAGCTGGTTTGCGATATCCAGAGCAGTAGTCGCCTGCGTAGTTCTGGAACCAGCTTCTTGCTTATCGACTCCTCCAATTTGAGCAGCAGCATCCGCTAGAACATTTGCCTGTCCACGGACACTTTCATTTCTCGCAGCATCTTGATATCCGACAGCTTGATCCTGAGCCCCTTGGTTCTGCTGACTGTAGTAGTCTTGCATAGCCTGTGTGCCTTGTCCAATCTGGGACTGCTGCACGGCCTGCTCGTTTGCGCCCTGTTGGAGTAGTTCGGGAGCCGCCTGTTGCGCTCCGATACTCTTCAACAAATCAGCTGTGCTCGAATTTGCAGACTGGTAATAATCGCCAACATTTCCGGCAAGAGCTTGCCCCTGCTGCGCACGTTCTGTGCCAGCATTTGCATATCGCTGGCCAGTATCAGCAGCACCTTGGGCAATACTCTTTACATACTGATCGTACAAGCCCCCAACGACCTGTCGATCTTGACCGGCCTTGGTATTGATATCCTGCTTCTGCTTAGCATATGCCGCAAAGAGCGGAGCAAATGCAGCATCGACCTGGCTATTAGCCTGATCTGTGAAATCGTGCATCTGAATCTGAGGAGGCTGGTAATCGTATGTAGGAAATTCCAGACCGTTAAATACATCTCCGTTCCCACCAGCAGCAGGGCCTCGTTTTCCAGTAGATCGCCCGGAACTAGAACTAGCGGAAGGTTTAGTCGCAGTAGAAGTTCCACGACGATCTGGAACTGTACCGCCACTACCTGCCCACGGATTATTTCGACCCCACGGACTTCCACCAGTACTTGCCGGAGTACCGGTACGGGGAATAATTACCGCAGTACTGCTACCGCCGCCCTGAGTAGTAGTTCCACTATTTGACGGATTCGGAGTACGATTTGGTGGAGCAATCGTACCGCCCATGGGATTTACTGCAAATCCCGTACTACCCCCGCCGCTAGTATTTTGGAGAGTGCCTTCAATTTGTCGAGCAACTCCCGGTGCAGCTTTTCCGGACTGATACGCATTAATTGCGATAGGAGCAATTCCTGCGCGTTGAAGTGTGGCTACTTGAGCAGGAGTAAGTCTGGCCATTAGATAATCGCCTGCCTTTGAATTACACGGGAACCTGTGCCGACAGGTACGTCAGAAGCAGATACACCGAGTTGAGCCATGATCTTAGAAATGGCATTCTGCTTTGCCACTTCTTTTGTAGCATCCTGGTTGCTCGTGAATGTGTTCTTGGCTAGGTTCTGCGTGTCGACGTTATCCTGTCGGGCAACATCGAGACTCTTGCCACGATCGGCAAATTCTTGGTTGATATCACCAGTTGCTTTGCCGAACAAACCAGACCAGGTAAGACCACGCCCGGCAAAGTCGTTCTCGTTAGCGTAAATCGCATCCCCATATGCCCCAGGCATACTACGGTCAAACTTCTTACCGGTCTCATCCCAGCCCATTCGCCGCTTGGCTTCTCCGAAACCGAAATCGTACTGTTTTCTCGACAAGCCTTGCTGTGCACTGAAATCAGCCATAGCCCTGGCCAAATCAGATACAGTTCGTTTGTAGTCAGTATCCTCTGTTGCATCCGGGACGGTAATATCCTGCATTACCGGTGCGGCAGAAAAATCAAATCCACCGCCTCCACCCCCTCCACCGTCAAATCCGCCGCCTCCTCCACCGCCACCTCCCCCAGAACTGTAACCTCCACCCCCGCCAGAAGTTCCAGTACTCCTACCAGAACTTCCACTCGAACTACTGGTAGAATATGTAGGAGTATTTTTCTTCCCTACCTGGTACACCGGAGGAGGGCTAACCCTTTGAGCATTTCCACCAGCTGCTCCCGCAGGTGGTGTAATCTTCGGAACGGTCTTAATGATAAAGTTAGTAAGCTGCTGCCCAAAAGTAGGAGAAGACTTCTTCGGCGTAGCCATACCATCAGCAAGCATAGGCATTAGTAGCTGCCTCCCCGCAATCCCTGTTCTGCCCGAGAAACCCAGTCAAATCCCGGAGGCCAGGCTCCGTACTGTGCATGAAATTGTTTTGCCCACTGAACTTCGGGCGAATCGAGCGACACTCCAGCGCCAGGACCATCTCTAATGATTTCAGTAGGACCGATACCACCACCCGGCTCATTTTGAACGCCAGGCATCATACCAGTATTGGTACCGCCAAATACAGACGGGTCAAAATCGCCAGCACCCTCGCTGTCGATAATTCCACCCGGATCATCCGTGATAATCCCACCACCATTACCATAACCAGGTCCAGTGGTTTCCCGACGACCAGATTGCATAGGAGGCGGTGCAGAACTCTGTCGCATATCCGGAGTGGGGAGAGTACGCTGCTGTCGATTTCCCCGACGATCCGGCTGCAAACCACCCTGGCTGTGATTCTGCTGGTCTGCTCTGGCACGAGCTACTGTATTTGCATTGATCGTTGTGCCTGTGCGGTTCCAGGCAGGATTTGTTTTTTCAACCCTCATTGCATTCCTCTCAGAGCAGCAGGGTTCATGTATTGGCCTTTTTGAGTGGCCTGCATTCTATTCAACAGTGCGGTACGCTTAGCCCGAGCCTGCATATCGCGGTCATCGTAACCCTGCATACCTTCTGGAGAAATAGGGCCAGAGGTAGCATTAGCTCGTCCAGTGATACCGTAACGCTTGGGGCCAGCCGCATATGGATTGAATCCGCCACCAGCACGGTCAATTCCCATATTCGCAATCTGCTGACGAAACGGATCAGTCACGGCTACGATACCTCCTTTACTACAGTTTCCTTTTGTTTGACGAATGCGGTCAGATCGTAGACACGGATACTGGAATCGTCGGTAATCGTGTTCCCTACGATATCGAACTCGATCTTAAAGTAAATCTGCCGGAACCGCATCTTTTTCAAGAGCTTGTAAAACTTCCGAGCATATTGACCATAGGAAACCAGAGTCGTGTCCGTAATAACTACATCAGCATTACTGGCCCAGGTTTGCTGCCCAGTTTGAGCCGCAGGCCAGGTTCCATACTGATCCCTAATGCTTCTCCAAGTTCTGTTCTTATTTGCGTTTGGGATAATGATATACGACAGAGTCGAGCCAGATGTAGCGATACTCAAACCCCACCAGAAGATGACTTTAAAACTATGCGGATTATCAAAGTCATACGTCTTGGTGGTAATTCTCCCCTTGAATACTTCCATGATATCCGTCGGAGTACCGCCAGTGTAGTTCAATTTCCGGATATCTTGGAAATAGTACAACTCAGTTGGGTTAGTTTGGCTAGCACTGGACGCATATGCCGTATCGAGCCCCGTTGTGGCGCTCGGAATCACGACGACTCTACTAAACTTGCGAGTAGACTCCCATGTGCTCCATCTTTTGATCTTCAAACTGTAAATATAGAGGTTTTTGAAGTATCGAACGAACAATCTGTCCCGATGAAGCGTCAAACCGTACTGATCTTTAGCGAACAGGTCCAAATCCGACGTCTGTTCCATATCAACCAGTGTCGTGATACGAGTATACGTCATCTGGAACAGTTCGTACACAGCATTATCATGCATCGCGTACACTGTGTTGTTGTTATACGTAACGACACAGTTCACCGCAGGAACACCAATTGATCCGTCGATTTCCGTAAGTTCGGCTTTTCGAGGATCGGTACTGTATGTAAACCTATGCGTGCTATGTTCTTTGAACAGGATCAAATCCGAGCCGAGTCTTACCAGCGATACTAGTTTCTGTCCGTTACCTGGGGCAACGTCAACAAAATCAGTACCGCCCCAAGTATCAGTAAGGGGGCCAACACCACTAAAACTAAACCTAGAGGTATTCGAGGTAGCCGACAGGCCACACGCGATCCACAGCCTCTCTTTGTACTGCGTAATCGCCTCACCACGTGGCATCGCTGCGACAGTGGTCCACGTTATCGTGCTCGGAGTTGGTGCATCAAAATACCCACCATTTGCCGATGCTCCTGTTTTAGAAACTACCCATAGCCTATTTGCGTATTGAGCACAACACACGCTGTTTACGCCGACAGGGGAAGCTACAGCGTTAGCTGCTCCTGAAACCGCATCCACGAGATAGACCTTACTATCTCCTGGGGAATACACCACCAAGAACTTACGGCCATCATTCGGAATATACACACCTAGCAGAGAACACTGCGAGGCATTGAATCCGGACGTAATGAACTTCTTAATCTCAGGACGGTTTACCAGAGAGCCGTCATTATCGACTTCTAGGTTCACACACTCCCAAAGCTCATCATCGTTAATGAACTCACCTGACGAACTATTGTGCAGTCCGCCGACAAACGGTCCGAGTTTCGTCGCCTCGTACGTCATTATTCATACTCCGCATCATGAGCGACAGGAAATGCGCCCCAGTTGACCTTATCGGAGTTGTTGGATTCGTTGAGCTTGTCCTCGAACGATTGTCGCTGAACCGTATGTGCGCTCCAGTCTTCGTCCAGTTCATAAGCCTTCGCCATAGTGTATTCACATACCCTGTCGAAGTACCTATCCGGAACGCCCAATACATCAGCACTCGAAGTTACACGGTTAGGCATCTTCGAGTAGTTTACTTCTAGTGTCCATACCTGAGACGGCTTAGGCCAGAGGTAAATCTTATTGGCCCAGACATACCAATACTGCGGATTACCTTGAGTTCCGGTATCCGCTCCCAGCTGTCCTCGAATCGTCTCAAAGTTCGACGGTTCCATAATCATACCGTCAACAAACACAGACTCCAGCTGGATGATATCCGTAGGAATATCGTATGTCTGTTGTCCTGCGACAGTATTTGCTGTACTGGTCGCCTGGATGATCGGATTTTTGTTGACGATTTCTGTCTGTGCCTGGTTAACCCACCGCGTAATATCCGAGTCGGTGATTTGGACACCAGATTCGTCACCAAATTGACGCTTCACAAACGCCATCACGTCTGCGAGCGTTCTTGAGGCGGTAGGTGTGGGCATCTTAGCCTCTGTATACCTTTCCGTTATGCCGGTAGGCGTGAAGTGGGGATTTCAGAAGTGACCTTCCGAACTCCCACTTCTCTGCGGCCTGATCCTCGATCTCTTTGTTTCTTAGATAGAGTGCAGCGGCTTGCTTTGCCTTGACTTCGTCGTAGACGGCATTTGGGTCACGTCGTTGAAGGTCGTTTTCGTAACACCAGACGAGGATACGCTCGTCAATTTCGTCTTCTCGCCAGTACGAGACGGGGTATCTCGTTCCATTTGGATCATTATAAATGAGCGCAAAAGGCTTCGTATCAGTTTCGTCTCGATCACTAGGCGGAATCCATCCGAGTTCGAGGTCAGGGTAAGATTCAGCGACAACCCTGGCGACCCTTTCGTGCTTTGAATTGATGAATCCGCCATAATCCTGATCGTAGTGATACGTCTGCCTCCAAAACTCATCGCTCATTCTCGATCCCTCCGCCTTGGAAACCATCCCAGAAGATTCTCAATAGGTAAGATTCCGACCATAACCATGCCGATTATTAACATAACAACTGTATTTGCCGATTCTGGGTCAACCAGCGCAAATACGATAATGGTAACCCCTAATACAAAAACTACTATACGTCTAACCCCTTCAAATAAATCCCAGAACCATCTGAATCTAGCCATCCCCCACCCCGTTAAGCTAGACTGGAACTCCACAAGAACGAGCAAAAGCTAGAATAGCGGGCCATTTAGAGTCCAACCTGGGATCACTAGAGTAGATAGCTGCAAAAGCTACCGAACCAGTCCAGAATGAAGCATTAGCTCCAACTAGGCCCATACAACCAACCTTGAAATAGCTAAGTACTTCTGCACCGGCAGCACCGACGACTGCGGCTGCGCTATTCACCTGTATCTCAGAAGCAGCACCGGCAAACTTAGCTACCGTCAAAGTAGGAGCAACCGCAGAAGACACGATAAGGGAGTCAAGAACAGTACCAGCACATGTGAACCAGTTACCATTAGATGATCTGATACCTACACCATCTGTCGCAGCAACGGAACCTCCAGTACCAAGTACTCCCCGTCCCCAAGTGTTACCGGACGAGATAGCAACAGCATAGTAAGTCTGTGCAGCATCAGTAACATCAACACTTAGGTAATTAGCAGTACCATTAAACACCAGAGAAGGCTTACCATTAAGAGTAAGGTCAGACTTCTTATATGTAGGTTGAGCTGCGCCACCAGTATTTGTTAGTGAACCACCACCGTAATTGAGCCACGACGCAATAGCCGTACCATCGGCAATAGCACCCATATCTGGATTACCGGCCCAGAATGCATGAAGCGGAGTTGGTCCAGCGTACACAGGATTATCTGATACGTAGATAGGTGGACCATGAGAAGTACTATTGTTAACCGCACCATCCCAAACCCATCCAGGTGAGTTACCGTCCGTATAAGCTAGCTCTTTACCAGTCGGGTTCTCACACAACATAGCTTTACGGAACTTTACATGGACACCGGTGCCAACTCCTGGGATATTTATAGCTATCGCAGTTACGTACGATGCAACCCCGTTACCGGTAAACTGTTGAGATACTCTAGTCCACTGGTTCGCAGGCAGAGCTTGCCCAGCTGCGTATCCGTTAGGTACTAGAGTCACAACTGTAGCCGGAGCATCTACCCATACTTCTACCGAACGTTGATAGTTAACTCCAACTTTAAGTACAGGATTCGCAACTAACAACCCCGTTACAGCCATAGAGACAGCTATATTTGCCGGAGCAGCAGCCTGCCTATCCGCACTAATTTCGCTACTAGCGTAAGTAACAACCCAATTACCCGCCGTACCTGCATATGTCCAACTTGACAAACTAGCAGGATATGGATTATTAATTAGATTGGTGATATTAGTGACAATACCACCTGACGAATCTGCGTACATCTTATCCGACAGGGACCCGCTACCAGCTATCACAGTGTTCATATTGTCAGCTAATGACAGCTTGGAGTCACCAAGGTAAGCAGCGTATTCCAGATCAGAAAGCGACTTCCCGCCGCCTAGGTATTTACTAAGCATATCAGCATAAGACAAACCAGGTCCGTACTGACCGACGAGAAAAGCAAATTGCTTGTCCCGCAATGAAAGAGGCGCAGACATGTTCTCTCCTATGACGATATGCCCTTGGGGCCAGTCCTGTCGAGCATGACAGAACTGACCCCATTTCCCGGGGAAAGATTAGGACTCGGTGATATCCTTCATCACCCAGTGGGCATTTCGTCGACCGGTACCGAGTTCGAGGTACGAGAACATTTCAGCCGCGTAGGCGTCCTTGATTGTTCCCGGAACAGAGCCCGGAACCCGATCCCACATACTTCCGTCCATATCCATCCAGTCCCAATCCGCATCGCGGTAGAGACGAATTTCGCTCTCATCAAGCCCGTAGACGGTGTTGTACGGGGCGTCGATATCCGCCACCATTGGGACTTCGCCCTGATCGGTGGTGAATGTCAGACCGGAATATCCACCTGCAAATTCCTTGACGTTCGAGAAACGCCGCGCCTGAACCAACAGGTTCCAGTACGCGCGCTGAACGCCCAGAGAGGAAAGCAGGAGAGAAGTCTTGCCACCATTTGTCCGGACCGCATGGGTATTCCGGATCATAGCAGACTCTGACAGGGCGCGGTTCGTGCCTGCGTTTGAATCCACAACACTCTTCCAAATCGGATAGGTGTTGGGATCGACTCCGTACAAAGTACCGGAGTTATTCACGATGGCAGCCAGGCCGGTAATTTCACGGTTGGCTGAACCGGTACGAACAAACACGTCACCCGCCGCCAAAGTAACAGACGGGGCATAGGTGATCGTATTTGCCGCAGTGTCGACTGCGGTAATCTGAACCCCGGTAGCCTTTGGCGCACCGTCCGCAGCCAGAGTAGCCGGAACATAAACATCCACGATTTCCTGAACCTGGAAATTCTGAATGCCTCGGGTAATCGTCGCGGTAGTAGCCGCACCAACAGTACTGGTAGCACCAATCGCACCGGTGCCGTCTCCGTACATCTGACGGTTCAAATCCTTGGCGACGTCATTCTTGACGCCCTGCATTTCCAGATCGAGCGCAGAAATGAACGCCTGGAAATCCTTGTCGATCAGCCGAATTGCCTGACCGGTAAGCTGAACAGAAGCATATCCGTACTTGAGACGGACCTGAACCGGAGCGGTTCCCTGGTTACCAGCGGTCGGAAGATTTTCACCTTCGCGTCGGAAACCGAGACCATTGTTCCGGTAAACCTTGATCGGGAAAGTGACGTACTTTCCACCGACAGTGGTGGTAATCGTCGAGCCGTTCCCATTCCGCTCAATACGCTTGAGCAGAACGACTTCCTCGTTGAACTGTGCTCGAAGCTTACCTTCGTAAACTTCCTTCGTTACTGCGGTCAGAGTCGAAAGACTCGTGGGCATTTCTAGCCTCCGGCGGCATTATGAGCATCCAGTAGTTGCTTGAAGTATGCCTTTCGCTCCGACTCGTTCATATCCTTCGGGTCTTTCTGCGGAGTATTTGCCGCAGGCTGACCACCAGGAGCTAGAACATTCGGAGCAGATCGCTGCTGCGATACGTTGGCATACATTCTCTGGAAAAACGCCTTCTGATCTTCAAACGCCCGCTGAGCACTGAGTTCTTCGCCCCTTTGGACCTGGACCAACATACGTTGCAGAAGATCGTGCTCATCAACCGCATTTCCGAACTGCTGTTTAAGCTGTCCGACTGCCGTGTTGATTTCTGATTCGTATGTCTCAACTTGTTTGTTGTAAGCCTGTTCCTGAAGCTGCTGCTCAAATGCTTGTTGGCGATCGTCGATTTCCTTCTGGCGTCTTGCCAGTTCTGCATATCGGGGATCTTCCTCTTCCAAATTAACAGCATTTGGATCGGGAACATTTCCGTTTGCAGATTGGTCGTCTTTAAGTAAACCCAGCTGTCGTACGTGCTCATTGAGAGCGTTATACACTGCCAGTGGGTCTTGTTGGAGTCGGCCTACCAGGCCCAAACCATACTGGATAGCCTCAGGATCGACCGTTAAGTACGGCTCGTAAGGGCTGTACTTTTCCTTTAGCTCCCGTAATTCGGTTTCCCTCTGACGATAGTTGTCGTCCCACTGCCGAAGATGCGGACGTGCCCGATTTGCAAATACCTCAGGCATTCCCTCTAGGACAGGATTCCAAGCGGGATTATCTGCCTGTTGGTTTGTTACCGGGCTTTCGGCAGAAGTGTCCGTACTTGTTGAACCGACAGGTTCGGCACTGTTACCAGTGTCAAATCCACCATCTGGTGCACTCAAAGGAATTCCTTACTGGATACCCTGTACCTTCCGGCCCTGGGGTTGAAATTGGCTAAGTCAGTGAAGCGGTACCTCGACGACTGGTACGCAGATAGAACAACTTATCCCAGATACTTTCCTGGTTAAGTCGCCTGCTAGTCCAATATACGCCGTCAAGGGTCGCCAGTAGAGTATCTAGCGAAGCGATATCGCTCATAGCAGCGATATCATTTGCGTTACCAGTCGACAGGCCGCCTGTATTTGGATTCCAGCGGTTATCGGTAGTCGTTTCCATGCCCTGAGTCGTATACATCGTGACATTCGGCATTACATTCCACCTCCTCCCGGCATACTAGGCGGTGCGCCGCCACCCATACTTGGGTCTTGTGGCGGTGGCCCACCCATACTTGGGTCCTGCGGGCCGGTTTGCATTTCTGGCGTCATTCCCATTGCTTCTTGCGGCATACCCTGCTGAGCCATAGCAAACATAGGATTCTGCTGACTCATCATCTGATACGATTCGTGGATCGTAATATGCCGATCAAACTGATCCTGGACCATTGGCGAGAGCAATTCAAACGCCTGGGTCTTACGGAAATTGTTGTGAGTAGTAACATGAACCGCGTGGTTATCCCACTTGTTCACCTTTACTACTGGAGGATACGTCGAAAGATTCGCTGCGTCAACAGTCGGAATACCGCGCTGAGGGTCTACCGTACCAGGAGCACCCTGCAAAGCCTTCTTCATCATACCCTGGTTGAATTGCAGGATCATATCCTCGGTAAGTTGCTTCATCTTCAAATTCTCCCGCTGAGCCGCGCGCATATCAATACGCATCCGGTCTACGAGAGTTTGGACCCCACCAATTTCCATCATATCCAACATCTGCTGGGGAGAAATTGCACCCATACGGGCGAGGTCCATAAGAAAAGCCTGTCGGGCCGCTTTAGATTGTGGCAACGCGGAGCCAGGCTCAACGCGAACGTCCAGGCTGTTAGCAATATCCGAGCCCTTTAGCTGGAACGAGTCAAATGCCCTGTCGGTTCCAGTAACCCGGATGATTCGTGGGAGGTCCCAGTAATCTACTACAAGTGTGAGTGAGTGGCGAGCAATTTTCGCAACCATCTGCTCTTCTGAGGATATGGTCTGCGATAAAATCGCGTCATCCTTTTCCTGCAAGAAGGCAATAGCAGTCGCCGCAACAACACCCTGTCCCGGGGCCATGCCACGCGATACCTGATGTTGTCCACTGATATCCTCCATATCCGAAATGATGCGCTCAATTTCTTGTAGCACATAGTTCGGAATCGGTTGGATTTGCAGAGGCTCAGGTTTTCCGAGCCCAGGACGGTACGGAATAATTAAGCCTGGCTCAGAGGTGTACTTTGCGATATCGAAACTACCAATTGGGGCCATCAGCTGGGGCCGCGCCATTCGGTTTTTCGATTCGATAACTTGTGACCGGGTACGGTTGTATTCCCTCTGGAGAGAGTTAATATCCTCCAGAATACTTACACCGTAAGCTTTACCGGTCGGAATGTGCTTCGTCTGCGCGTATGGGTACTCCTCATGGGAATACCACATACCTTCATCGAAGTTGACGAGCTTATCACCACAAATGGTGACCAGAGCGCCGTCTTCAAACATCTTACAGCCGCCCGGTTTAACCCATGCTTCAATAATCAGCACAGAATCCGGAGAAGATGTATTATCTCCCGTACTTTGGAAGTAACTAGCCTCAAAAATCTCGGTCTTAGCTACTGCATTAGGTTCAAAATCCATCTTCCAGTACTGACGTGCCCATTCGACAGGCCGCGTGTATGCCTCAAAGATGTGGGTCTGATCTTCCAAATCCTCGCACAACAGATCAGGCATGAAGATATTATACGGTGTGACTGGCTTGATTTGAATATTTCCGACTGTCGGCATACCCAGGATATTCTTGAACAGGGTATCTTTCTTCTGAGAATCCCACCAGGTCTTAACGAAACCGTTTCCGGTAATACTAGTCCAGAAAGCAGTACGTTCCGCAGTCCACTGGAAATTCAGATGCTCGAACAGAAATTCCCAAACCGCTTCCGCTGATTGCGCAGCAAACAAATCGTCATCTTCCCCCGAAGCAGGAATAACAGTGACGCTTGGCTTTTGCGAGGTAAGCTTGGTAATTTCCGTCCGGATCATCGGCCGAATACGGTTGGTAACAGACCGCTCGCGGTGTCGCGCAGAAGGCGGTGTACCAATGCGGCCGGTAGTCTTGCCATCCTTGGAAAGATTTGTAATGAACTGGTTGCCACCATACATTTCCAGATTCACGTCCCACTGACGACGAATCCTCTGGCGATAATTCTTCATCTTCGTATATTCGCTCTGGACCCAAGATACAATTTCCTTCTTGGACTTTTCGGACAGCTTGTCTACTGTCCGCTTCTTTTTTCCAGACGGTAAAATACTGGGGTCGGACTGACTAATCGCCGTAGAGTTCGCTCCGGATTGCGGCGAATTCGCGTCCTTCGTCGCCGCTCCATTCATCGAGTATGGCGCCGTCACTATGTCCCCGTCCCCTTAATCTTTCAATTTCAGCCTCATCGCTAGGATCGTATTCTGTATCATAGCTCGGAACGCCAGGAGTTACAACAGAGACGGCCTGAAATGCCATAGGGTCTTTAGTCGACAGGAGGTTCGCCAAATGGGTCAAGGTACTCTGGAACTCTTTGTTTTGCTGGTTCAACAAGCTTAACAAACCCCGGTTTGCCTTGTAGCGCAGGCCTTCGATTAATACCAGTGGAATCAAAATCGACAGTAAAATCGTTGGCAACACGTACCAATCCATCTTCTAACTTCTTTCGTAGTCCTTCGTACGACCTGATAGTTTCAGACTGGCTTTGGTTCAGTGATACCTGCTCTTCGTAATCAATTCGAGACACGAAGTCCAACTCAGGAACGGTGCCCAGTTCGTTGATGCAAGAAATGCAAACGAGTACAGCGCCGTAGTATTCCATATCTCGACGAAAGTCGATGAAATCTCTGCGATCGAATCCACAAATCAAACAAGACCCAGGACTCGCCGCTTCACCTGCCCGGACAAACGTGAACGTATCACCCATTAGTAGTCATCGTCCCAATCATCAGTCACAGAGAATCCCTGTGAAGTCATCCATTCAGTACTCGTCGGCCCGAACGAACTTTCTGGACCTTTTGCTCTGGCAATAAACTCCCAGATAGTTCCGGCCTGTATGCCTCCGTTTCCAAGTGCTTCCATAATCGGATCAATTTGCGTCTCAGCCATCGCTCCCAGGTCTGGGAGGAATGTGAAGAAGTAGCGGGCCGAATCCGGAGCGTGGTCATCCTTCTTTTTGATCTTCTCTTGCCTATTATTAGAGTCTGCTAATTTAGCCGACTCATAGTATGCCCATTGTAGCTGGAGCATTTCTCTGGTCAGGTTAGGGCACCGTTCTCCATCAATTTGCCAGAATGGTTGCTTAGTATTCGGATTGATTTGTAGGTACTGCGTAACGCGGTTGACCCCCACAGAAACATCTCTTGGAACAGAATCCAGACTGAAATGGATCCCACAATCCGCATACTCTGAGGCTATACTTGTTCCGGTAACCGCTTGGCGCTGTTTCATAGCCGGGTCCCCAGTCCGCAAAAAGATATTGATACTGTTCTCGGATTCCCATTGGAGGATCATAGACGCCCATTCTTTTACGATCCTCTCGCTACCATACATCTCATTAAACGTGACGACAGTCAAGCCGTCAGGAGATACGGCGTGCCACAAATGGGCGGCAGGATTATTGTACCCATGATCTGTAGACTGATACACGAGCCAATCTTTAGGTGGCTTCCAGTTCCGAATTGTTGTATGAACTGTTTCCTCAAAATCGGGGTATACCAATCCACCCCTTGGAATGAAATTGCCGTGCTCTCGCTTCGACCGTTCATCAGCATTTAGGAATCCTAGAATCGCGGCCTTTTCAGCTTCCGACAGGTACGGATTATCTGCCATATCGACTTCAATGACATCGAAATTATCGACTGAACTCTTTTTCCACTTCTCGTACAGCTGGGAATAAATCCAAGTCATGCCCATGACAGGAGTCATGGTAATCCACCAGGACCCGCCTACGTCAACTAGACGAAGCAAATTCTCAATGAAGTAAGCACGCGGAGGTTCCTCATCGAAGTGAATGAAGTTTCGAGAGGTACCTGCGTGCTTTTCCAAGTCCTGGTCGTTAGATTTGAAATCCAACACAGAACCATTAGCTAATGTGAGCGTTCTTTCGAGATTGTGCCAAGAGTCTTCCCAGGACCCGTTGATAAGGTCACTAGGCACAATCCATCGTTTGAAGATTGGCAGTAGGATACCTTGAATCCCGTTAATGAAGTCAACGCCGATAATTCGTCCGTTGACGGGCAATTCGGGAGTCTTAAGATAAGGATGGCGTCCTGTAGCCCACCACAAATCCTCGACAACACCCCCGACAGATTTGCCTGATCGGTTTCCACCAATGTAGAGTCGTCCCTTTGCGTCGCTCTTGTGAAACGCACTCTGTTTTGAATGCGGAATGTAAGCGTGCATGTTAGGGGTTTTAGCCTGTTGGCTCAAGCTCTTTGCCAGAAATCCGATAATGTCCTTCTTGGACATACCGTCTCCGGAATCTCGCCGCCTACGAACTGGTGGCATTGGTCGCGCCTAGCGGAACCAAAGCATTCATAATCTGGTTCAAGATATCAGCTGTATTATTCGTACGTGACCCTGTAAAAGTCACACCTTCTAGAAGCTGCAAACCTCGCTGACCATCATGAGTATGGTTACCGAACGAGGCTTGATTTGAACCGTTACCCAAATCATGATGCTGCGATTCCACCCGAGTATTCAGATCAGAGTTGCGATGAAAGTCTGCGACAGCTCGCTTATCGGGTGAAGAGCCACCTGTCGTATTTACCTGACCGGCATTTGCTGGACTAGTCATTACCACACCGGCCTAATAAGCGTAAGTTCGACAGCGGAGGTAAGTACTAAAGACCCTCCACCGTTATTGTACCAGTACAGATTAATCAGGTCATTCACCTGCAATACCAAACGAGCAGACAAAGAACCAATAGTTGATGGAGAGTTCCATCCGGTATTTGTCAACTTATTATAGTTATAGTTAGCTTGCAGAACATTATTCTTAAAGAAACCTACATCTCGATCAGATGCACTAGTTGTTGGATACGTTGGTATTTGCCAATGGTTATGAATCTTCAAATCATACAGCGCTTTGACCTTGATGCGAATACCGGATGTAGCATCTTTCCAGTCCACAACTTTTGCGTTAACATTCCACGCATCATCTGTCGTAGGCCAGCCCGATGCATTTGCTGTACCGTTTCCAAATGTTCCAGTAAGCTGCGCCCGGTACTGCATCGGATAGTTGATATACTTCTTATCAAATGCCGAGCCATTCCACAGATACCGAATAGAGATTCCGGTGTCCTTTTCGACTACGACAGCGCCGTCGAATAGCATGTTTTCATCAATAGGTGCATCAGTCGACAGTCGATAAATAAGACCAGATACGTAGTCGGCTCGATCCCAATTAGCGTGCTGCACACCGATTTGTCCGGCAGCGTCCAACGTATACTTCACACGAGGAGTTAGTGTAGCCATATCACACCCACACTGGAGAAATCATCGTGACAAACAACCTGACATTCAACGAAACGTTAAGTGTACCGCCAAATGGATTGGCATCCCAGGTAAGCAAATCTCCCGAACTGAAGTACTGATTCGCTGACCACATACACTGTGTGGTACCGATACCGCTTGTACCCTCAATCATCTCCGTGCCATAATTAACAGCGCCGTTAACTCGTAGGTAACTGTTGAGGGTCCGGCCACCTAGTGCTGGTATGCCCAGACGATAGTGTACCGAGTAGATTCCATTGATTGGAATCTTTACTTTCCCACCCACCAAATCCGCTGCACTAGAATTGACCTGGTTATCCGGCAGGATTGTGCTGAACGTTTGATCCGTCAAACCTACAGTAAACGGATTAACTACCCGTTCTACGCTAATACCCCACGGATATGAAATGTAGGACTTTAGCCATTGAGGAGGACTGGCTGGATTTGCGACAGCCATCCAGAGTTTTCCGCTAGTTCGTTCTGCAACGAGACAACCTTCGTATAAATCAGAGTCAGCCGGAGTTACTCCGTCAGCGACCTGCAACGAATCTGCGTACAGATCAAGAATCGGCCAATTGTACTCGAACTGGTCGATTAGTTCATCGTCAGATTCTTTCCGAAGCTTCAATCTCGGAGTATATTCTATAGCCATCTATCCTCCGACAGGGCGAACTAGTGCCAGCATGATCCTATGGGTATTCGGCAAGGCGACTGTTGAGTTTTGCCAAATCGCAGCACAAACCGTATCCCCTGCATTAAACAGCCGATTAATGCGTACACAGGTGGTGCATACGTTATTTACCTGAGTTGGCACTACCGACTCTTCGTACCAGGTGAACTCCGGATTAACGACAGGAGTGACCAGATCATTTACCCAGAGCGTATGAGACCGAACCCCGGTATTTGATCCGGCGACAGCCGAGTCGGTCCATTTCATCCAGTCCGCACCCTGGTAGATTCCAGTCACGGGAATGACCAGTCGGTTATTTACCAGAGATTCGTTGCCGGCATTAATACTGCCGCCTTCGACCGTTTGATACCCCCAGGCACCCCATACCGCAGTCCCACCGCTTGGATAAGTCTGGTCCTGGGTAAATGACGCCCGCCAGGGATACTTAACGTACCGCTTCTCAAATACGCCACTGGCATTACGTTGCGCTCGCCAAACGATCCCGGTATTCCGTTCTGCGACCAGGCACCCATCGAAAAGAATACTCTCGTCTGGCACGGTTCCAGTAGAGACGACTAGCGCACCAGCATATGCCTCATCGAGCCGCTCCCAATTAGGACGACAGGAGGATATCTCGTCATCAATACTGGGAGCGAGCAGCGAAAGTTTAGGGGTGTAATACCTCTCTGTCTCCGGATGCGACATATATAGAAGTCTAGCCGACAGACCTGACCTTGTAAATAGCTCTAGTACTTATAGCTCGTACTTAACGACAGCAGCCGACAGCTCTGCGCTGATTCTTTGGAGCGTATCTGAGTCCGTTACGTTACGAGTGATAATCTCCACCACATCGTTGAGGATTTGTTGAACACTGATTTTTGCCTGTTTGTTAGGGTCGTGCCTTCCGGAGACTTCGTTGTAATATTTGATGAAATCGAGCTTGCCTTCTAGCGCACCCGATGCTAGCTGCAAATCAATCATCGACTGCGATCGGATAAAAGTTTCTCTCGCTATAGCTTCAAACTTAGCCCGGAACTTCTTATTCCTCATCCAGTTCTGCCATTCGGACTTCTGGATTCCAGCTCGCCTGAGACGGGTTTCTAGCGTTAAACGCTGCGTGGTATCTGTCATCACCGACAGGGCGAGTAACTGTCGAGGCTCTAATGCTTCACTGAGGGCGATACTGGTTACTACATGTGGGTCCTCCCTTCGCACTGTGAGACTTTCGACAGCCGGCAAGCCCCGAGAATATAGGACTTCCAGAAACGGTTGGACTTGCCAAACACGGTGACACAATGCTAACGGGATAGAACGCTTGCTGTATTCGTGTAGCTCTTTAGGCGTTGGATAGTTGTGATATTCCGCGTAGTGAATGATAATCGCTTCCACTAGGAAAGCTTGGTGCTCTTTAAGAATCCCTGGGATAACCCTGGTTGGTTTGGTCGGGTTTATAGGTTTGTAGAGCAAGGTTGGATTCACACCTTGAGCGATTAGTCCAGATTCTATTTGCTTCAAGTCTTTAGTTGTCATGAGGGGATCACGATTCCTGTCTGGGATATCTCATGGTCCGAAAGGAGTACCTGCCTGAGGGCAGCTATCAAACTAGGTTTACATTGATTCTTCGACTCATATAAAGCTAGTAGAGAAGGCTGATATACGAGCAGCCGACAGAACCCTCTGTGGGATCTATCAGGCCTGACTAAGTATTTGAACGACAGCCATCGGTCCTTATTCGTTCTGTAGTTGAGTGGGAGTTCGGAGGAGTAAAAGTGGTTGAGTTCAGGCGTGTGGAAATATGGAGAGTTCTCGTGTCTTTGGGTGGTGACCCAATCCGTATACTGGGTTGGAGAGATGCTCGTATATTGGGAGAGTTCTGTGGGGAGATGGGAGAGAAGACCACGCTCTAGGTTAGTTATCACTTGACGTGTAATACCTAAAGAGTTGGCAAGTTCGTTCTGCGTAAGTTCGTTCTTTTCTCTAAACTCTTTGATTGGATTCGTCTTCGTTATCACCATAGTGACTAGTATACTCTTAAACTTTGAAAAGTCAAATCGTATTTCTTCTGGTACTTAGTATACATGGTAGATTTGCACTGTGCGCTAGAGTTTAGTATACATTACAATACACCTCTGTTGGCGGTGCCACCTAAAAAAGAAACCGGCCCCACAAATTCTGGAAACGACATTCCA